ATAAATGTCATGAGGTTCAGAAAGCAAGATATAACGCTTATAAAATGCGTACTCCTTTTATTCCGTTTACATATATGGCTTATCAGGTGCAGCACGCTATGGTTTTCAGACGAACACCAACCGTTGTATGCTCTGATGAATTTAAGAATTCTGGCCTTCTTGAAAACGTAGACGGTAAAGGTAATTCTCTTTATCAGTTCTGTTCAAACTCGTTTGATGACCTCTTGAAGACTGGCCACGGCGGTATGCTTCTGGATATGCCTAGAGCAGAATCTGGAATGACAGTGTATGAAGCCGAAAAAAAAGGAATCCGCCCTTACCTCACCTACTATCCGACTGAGGAAATCATAAATAGAATTTTTGATAACTCAGCTGGTATCTCGAAATTGAAGCTTGTAGTTCTAAGGGAAAAGGTAAACGCTTACCGTGATGAATTTACTCTTCTGAACCATGTCCGCTATAGAGTCCTTGCAATTAATAACGAAGGTTTCTATGAGCAGAGAATCTGGAATCCTGTTTACAATGACAAAGATGAGATTACTGATTTTACAGTTGAAACAGTTCCTGTTTTTATAAATGGCAAACAGATTACATATATTCCGTTTGTACTGCTTCCTACAGACATTGCAGAAAAGCCGCCGCTTTATGACCTCGCTATGATGAACATTCATCACTATCAGGTTATGGCTGATTACTATAACGGTCTTCATAAAGTAACAATGCCTACAGGCTATATTACTGGTTATACACCAAAGACAGACGAAGACGGTGATGATGATGAAATTGTTCTTGGTGATGATGTATTCATTACTGAAGAAAACCCTGACGCTCGTTTCGGTGTTTTGTCTTATGCCGGTGAAGGTATGGAACACACTAAAGACGGAATTGATAAGATTGAGAACCTTATCGCAGGTATCTTTATGAAATCAATTGCGCCGGACAAGAAAACTTCAGAAACTGCTGAATCAGCTTACGTTCACCGTTCCGGCGAAAATGCGCGACTTGCTACATTTGCAAGGAATGTAAGTGAAAAGTTATCTCAGATTGTTCAGTGGTATGAGGAATGGAACAACTACGAAGGTGCTGTTGAAATCCATCTCAACTACGATTATGAAACAATGGCACTTGATCCAAACATCATCAACTCTATTGCAAATATCTCTGGACAGGGCAAGTTCCCATTGTACTGTGTATTCTACATCCTCAAGCAGCAGGAACTTATCGACCCGGATATGAATTATGATGACTTCATATTCCTTATCGACCAGGAAAACCTTGCAGGTAACTCTGCACAGGAAATCTATGAAGCCTTTAAGAAACGTCTTAATGAACGAGACAGTTCGTTAAAAGGGAAGGTATAAAAATGAAAAAGAAAAAGAGTACAAAAATTGGATTCCGTCCTATTGTTGGAGCAACTCGCTACACAATCAAGAACGGAAGGAAAACAAAAACTTTTGATGTTATCAAAGCAAGGAGAAACAGAGATGAAAGTTAAAGACAAATCTTTTCTTGGAAAACTTATTATTGTTGTAATCGGTTTTGGTTTAAGTGTTCTCAAATGGCTGAACATTATGCCTAATGCAACAATTACAGAAATATGGGCCGCCTGTGGAACCGCTTATGGAATTCTACTCGGTACAGTTGATTTCAATATCATCCGTGATAATGAAACAGAAAACAAACTGGACTTGAATCAAGTTAAGGAAGAAAAATGACTTTGACAACCTTTATCAACACATATCTTGGTAAGAAAGTTGACTACAAGGACGCAAACTTCAAAGGTGATAAGTCGTACCAGTGCGTTGATCTTGCTCGTCAGTATTTTCACGATGTGTGGGGAGTTGAACAGTTCCCTGCCCTCGGTGCTGACGGTGGTGCAAAAGATATCTTTGATAAATGCACAAATGTAAATGTCACAGTAGATTCTGCACTTGCAGATTACGCAAGAGGTGACGTTCTTATCTGGAATTCATCCAAAACAAACAAATACGGACACGTTGCAATTCTTGTAGACGTTTATAACACCAAGTATTTTATTGTTTTGGAACAGGACGGATTCAAACAGGATGGTGTAAAACTTGCTTTCCGCAGCAGAGAGAATCTTAGAGGTTGTCTCTGGAAGCAATAAAAAACTTGGAGTGTAAATGCAAAAATACCACTGTTATGAAAAGGGTACTGGTTTTTACATCACTACCCTTTATTCCTACACTGATGTACTTAATCTACAGTTATTTTTGAAAGAAAAAGGAACCGATTTGGAAACACGTTCATACAAAATGTGTAAGTCTGAACGGAAAAAAGTATTTACCAAGGAGTCTGCATGAAAGTATTGTTATGTATATGGCAGTCGATTCAGAACCTGATAGGTATCATATTAATACTTATTACAAAAGCGACTGTGAAAGGCCGCGTAATAGACGGTAAGACAATCAGTTATTATGTTGCCAGAAGGTTTAATAACAATTGGTCTGGAGTATCGTTGGGAGAATATATAGTATTCTCAAAAGATGCTTTTGCCAATGAGATTTCAATAAGACATGAACATGGTCATCAAATTCAAAGTAAATACTTTGGACCAGCATATCTTTTAATAGTCGGAACACCTTCGTTTGTAAGAAACGTTTGGGATAGAATTGCCCACGGTTCCTGGACAAACAAACAAAGGGTAGCGTGGTATTATGATCATTTTCCAGAAAATCAGGCTGATAATTTTGGCGGAGTAACACGCTGATTAAGAATCAGATTTTCTACTCTTACTATTCTACTTGGAGGTAAACACTATGTACTCTATTCTGATTAAGAATGGCAATAACACTTATGTTTATGCCACAGATGAGACTACTGGCGAAGCTTTTGCCGGTTCTCTTGCAGACACCAAGACCAAGTTTATGGAACTTCTTCAGAAGCATCCGATCAGTAAACTTGTTGTTATCCACAACACAACTGTCACAAACGATATGACAATTACTGATGTGGAGTAGTCAAGTAATTCTTGACAACTAAAAAGGCTGGGGTAATTCCTAGCCTTTTTTTTCATTTATCAATTTCATCAAGGCGTAACTTTCGTCCATTGTTTATAAATTTCTTGAGTGATATACCGTCATTTTTCCAAAGGTCATAACGATTTTTACCCAATATTTCCTTCTGTTCATTTTCTGGTAATTCTTCAAGATATTCTTCATAAGTAGGCATAGGCTCTGTGATTTCTTCACTTGGTAACAAAATACATCTGCAGCCAAAGTGCTGTAATCCTGGAGCCTCTGCGATAGATTTATAACGAGTTCCGTGTAAACTTCCACAAACGATACACTCACTTCCATCCAGACAAGAGCACCATGTAACTTCTTTTTCATTTTTTAGAAAAACAATTCTGTCTGTAGTTTTAGCAAAAGAAGGAACAGCAGTTTTTATACCACTCTCCATTCCTCTTTCAACCTGTTTGATATTATTAGCAACCATATTTTTTACATCTTGAGAAGACTGTCCGAATAGATAGCCGGACCTTAAAGCATTATCATATGAACGTACAATATTCTTTTTAGTTCTCTCAACGAACTGCTTTACAGTATCTCGATTATCAATAGGTGCAAACAATATTTTAGAAGTGGCTATATCGTTTACCGCAAGTGCAGGATATAAAGTTTTTAAGAAATCAAGTTCTTTATTTTTTACATTCTCTGCTTCTGTATTAAGACGCTCTTCTAGTTTGTCACAGAAGGAAGTAATCTTTTCCTTTAACATTCTCATAACCAGAGCATAGGCGTCTTTAGTTCCGTACCCGGTTTGGGAACCTATAAGACCATCTGCCTCTATTCCTAATTCTTCCCAGAGAATAATAAGGTCATCATCGACTGTATTTGCATACATATCAAGTTCAATGTAATGTTTAAGTGTTTTCTTAAGTGTATTGTTCATATCTAAATCCTACCCTATCTTTACAGCTTTCTTAATTAAGCAAATGATTAATCTCTCATATCTTTAAATTATGAAGATTACATTACAGGGTGAAGTTCCAAGTAAAAAGAACAGCAGGGTTATGAACTGTAAAACAAAACGTTCATTTCCTAATCAGAGATACCAAAAATGGCACGATACGGTTGTATCTCAATTAAACTATCTGCTTTTGACAAAACAGATAGTTTCTTTTGAATGTATGACATTAAAAATGACTGTTACGTTCTGGCACGGAGATAAAGTTCGCAGAGATTCTGATAATCAGCTTTCATCAATCCTTGACACCCTTGTAGATGCAAAAATTCTTTCTGATGATAATTGGAAAGTAATTCCTGAAAAACATATTTATGATAAATATGAAAAAAATAATGCTCGATGCGAAATCGAAATAGAACCTTTAGGAGAAAACTAAATGAAGTATGCAATGTATGTAACACGCCGTTACATTTTGACTGGAATCTGTAAGTTTGCCGCAGTATTGGCTACTAAAGTAAAAACTACATTTACTTTTAATTTTCTTGCAAAAACATTGAATGCAAGAGATATTCTTCTTTGTCGTGAGGCTAAATACTGTATGCAAAGAACTGTAATCTGGCAGCAGAAGGCTCAGAAATGTATTCTTGCTCATCATGCTTACGAGCAGGAAATGAAAAAAGAAAAAGAAGTTGTAAATAAAAAGGGAAATAAAAAATGAAAGTCTATATTGCAGGGAAGATTACAGGAGACCCGGATTATAAACGTAAGTTCCATTATGCAGAAAAGTGTCTGAAAGCTATGGGTCATTCTATAATGAATCCTGCGTGGATAGATGGATACTCAGAATTTACCTGGCTTGATTATATGCAGATTACACACGAAATGCAGAAGAAATGTGACGCTGTATTAATGCTTGCAGATTGGAAAGAAAGCAAAGGTGCAATGAAGGAGTTTGAATACGCCAAATCATTACACCAGCAAATATATTTTGATTTGGAAGAAGTTCCAATAGCGGAGGTAATACTATGATGGAGTCTAAAACAAGATTGTATAAAATCTGGGAGAAAATGAAGTATCGCTGCTACAACAAAAATTCTAACTCGTATGTTAATTACGGTGGCCGTGGTATTCGTGTTTGTGCCGAATGGAAAAACGATTTTGAAGCCTTCAAAAAATGGGCACTTGCTCACGGCTATTCTGAATCAAAATCAATAGACCGTAAAAATAACAATGCTTCTTACAGTCCTTCTAACTGTAAGTTCGCTACAAGAAAGGAACAGGCTAATAACAGACGGCCACGATCTAAAAATAAGAAAAAATAAAAATTAGTAGGAAAAATTAGGCGGAATTTGGTTGAAAATGTCAAATTCCGCTTTTTTTATGTCTTTTTGTTAATAATTTTTCAACTTTATTTAAGTGGCTTTTTTTTCGGATTTATTCTGAGCCTAAGATTGAACAGATGGAATCCACTTGGAGTGTGACCACCATCGTTTCAGTTCTTAGGAAAGAACCAATCTATTGGATACAGGAGTATTGCAAATGAAAGACCCAATTTTCACAAAAGAAGCGGTTGAAAAAATTCTTGCAGGGCAGGAAGAAGTCGGACAGAAAGTGGATGCACTTTTCTCTCTCTATAACGAAGATTTGAACGGTTTGAAACTTAATCGTGATGATCTCAAGAAAGAAAAAGAAACATTGGAATTGAAGGTAGCAGATTTGACTGCAGCAAATGCGAAAGGTGCGGAAGACTTCGCGCAGTTGCAGAAGCAGTTGGAAGCTAACTCACCGGATGAAATCAAGAAGGCGTATGAACAGAAACAGTCAGAACTGGAAAGTTCATACAAAGGTGTTCTTGCAGAGAAGGATACTTCAATCAAGACACTTACTGAACAGCTTGCTACTGCTCAGAAAAATGAGCACTCGCTTAAGTGTGTACAGGACTTCAATAAGGCAACAGCAGGTTTCGACATCGAACCTTCTAGCCGTGATTTCCTCTTCAATGCAATCTACGGACCAGATGGCGGCAACTTCTCAGAACGAGATTTGGGAAATGGTTTGCAGCTCATAAATAAAGACGGACAGACTGGAGAAGGTGCAGTTCGCGCTTTCCTCAACACAGACTTTGGAAAGAAGTTCCTGAAGAATCTTTCTTCTGGTGGCGGAGCCGGAACTAACGGCAACGGCAACGGTAAGGGGCCTGTGGTAAATCCGTGGAAAAAAGAAACTTTGAACCTTACTGAACAGGCAAGACTGCTTCGTGATGACCCTGAACTGGCAAAACAGATGAAGGCCGCAGCAGGAGCCTAAGTAGGACCAAATCTACATTTGATGTAGATATAGGAGAAGACTATGGCAACTACAAAAATTGCTGACGTAATTGTACCTGAAGTGTACAATCCTTATGTTATCGGCAGATCAATCGAACTCAACAAGTTCATTGCTTCTGGAATCGCAACACAGGACCCAGACCTTCAGTTCCCAAATATGAACCGCAAGGTAAAGGGCGGTAAGACAATCCACATTCCATTCTGGAAGAGCCTCATTGATGCTGCAAACGCAGATGATGAGATTATGTCTGACTCAACAGCACCTACAATCAACAACATCGAAGCAGGCGAATCAGTTGCTGCTATCCTCATCCGTACAAAGGTTTGGGGAGCAAACGACCTCGCTGGCTACTTCGCAGGAAGTGACCCAATGCTCGCTATCGCTGATATGGATGCTGCTTATTGGGCAAACCGCGAACAGCACGTTCTTTTGAGCACTCTTGCTGGTATCACAGACAAGACAACTGGTGCTTTGAAAAACCACGTTCTCGACATTTCTGGCGAGACAGGAGACGCAGCAGTTCTTTCATCAAACGCAATGATTGACGCTATGTATCTCATGGGTGACCACGTTTCAGAACTTGGCGGTATCGCTTGTAACTCTGCAACAATGGCAAAACTTGTAAAGCTCAACCTCATCGATACAATCCGTGACGCTGATTCTCCAGTAGAATACAGCTACTACATGGGCAAGCCAGTTATCGTTGATGACGCAATCAAGGGAACTTCTGGTGCTCATCCTATTTACTTCTTCGGTAAGGGAGCTATTGCTTTCAACGAAGACACAACAGGAATCGAAATCACAGAAACAGACCGCGACAAGGTTGGCGGAAACGATATCCTCGTTACACGCCGTGCATTCGTTATGCATCCTCGTGGACTTGCCTGGACAGGAACTCCTTCTGATGTTACTGCATCAAATGCAGAACTTGCTACAGCTGCTAACTGGTCTCTTGCTGACAACATCAAGAACGTACCAATTACAAAGCTCGTTGCAAAATTGGCATAACGCAAAGGCAGGGTGTCTTCGGGCACTCTGCCCTATTTTGTTGAGGTGATTATATGGGAATGTTTACCACATACGCAATTATGAGAGCACAGGCTGCTCGTAAAGAAGCACAGAAGAAAGCAGAAACTAAGGTTGAACCAAAAGTTGAAGCAAAGGTTGAAGAACCAAAGAAAGAAGCCCCGAAACCTGCTGAACCTGCAAAGGTTGAAAAGGCAGAGGAACCTAAAGTTGAAAATAAGCCGGAAGCAAAAACCGAAGCAAAAGCAAAAGGCAAAGCTCTCCGTGATGAATAAGAGGTCCGCGAATGGCTGATGTAATAAATGATGAAAGTAAAGTAATTCTCATTGTTGAGGACGGTTCTTGTGTACCGTCCGCTAACTGTTATGTCAGCCTTGAGTACGCGGACGAGTATATGAGAAATACTGGCAGAACAGACTGGTTTAAAAAATCAGATGACGAACGCAAGGCATTTCTCATTAATGCTACTAAATACATAGACCGTACATATTCAACAATCGGCTGGAAAGGACAGAAGAAATATCACAGAAGACAGTCGCTCTGTTTTCCGCGTGTAGAACTTTATGACAAAGACGGTGATGAAGTTCTGGATATTCCAGAAGAACTTAAACAGGCCGTTTGTGAGGCAGGTTTTATAAACACAACAGTGGCTTCACTGTTTGATGTAAAGGATTCTGCCGGAACTGTAAAAAGACAGAAAGTAGATGTTCTTGAAGTTGAGTATTACTCACAGGCTGACTCTTCTACTGGCACTTATGTGTCTCGATTTACAGTATTAGATTCTCTGCTTGCAGGTTTCTATAAGACAAGTAAGGACTACAGACGTTGTAAACGTGCTGTTCATACTGATCTTCTTGGAGGACGAATCTGATGGATTATGCTGCTTTAAGACAACTTGCAGATGGTCTTATTGATGAGTTTTCCAATAAGCAGGAAGCAATTCTTCTTAAAGGAGAAAAGACTGTAGACCCTGTTACCGGGAAGATAAAAAAGACTTTCAGAGAGGTTTCTTCTGATACAAGAGCAGTTATGGTTTCTTACAATGAGGAAACTATTGCTCAGAGTGACGGAGTTCTAAAAGCAGGTGACGTAAAGTTTATAGCGCGATTTACAGAAGAACCGACTGAGGTTGAAGATAGAGTCAGATATGCAAATGTTGAATATAACATTGTGCATTTTAGACCTATCGACCCGACAGGCAGCTATGTAGTTACTTACATTATTCAGGGAAGGAAGGCTTAATGGCTGATTTTAAGCTAACAATCAAAAGTGAAGGAACTTCTCATCAACGACCATACATTGGAAAAGATGGGCAAGAGTTCACAAACTTAATGATTGGTGCAGTTGAAAGTAATATTATAAATCTTACTGGAAAAATGATTGCACAAGCAGGTCTAGCCGCTTCTGAAAGAGTTCTGTGGTTAAGTGCTATTTATTTTCAGCGACTAATTTCAAGAACTCCTAGAGATGAGAATTACACCTATTATGATAATGAAGGTAATTCCAGATCTCATAAAGATGACAAAGATTATATGCAGGATTATTGGACCGCAAGATACTGGAATTACCAAGGAATTACGGCCAAATATTTAAGAGAGAGTTGTGGATGTAACTTTGAGACATTTAATGACCCAAGGGAAATCGAAATTATTTACAGAGAGTTTAGAGACAGATTTTTTGGTGCACCAGGAAGTAAAGGTCGCGCAAACAAAGAATCTGGAAAGACTACATTAAAAAGCGTGAGATTTTATTGTGATTATCCAAAGGATAGTCAACACGAGTTGAGATACCATCTTCTTGAATATGGTGGATTTACAGGAGACGGCATCATAAAACGAGGTAATAAACGTTATCATGGCGTTGTTGGTGACCATTCAGTTCAGGCACCTTATGGAATGACAGCTCTTACAAATGCAGAATTTATGTCTGGGCAGTTTAAAATTCCAAGTGGTAGAGTACTTAATAAGAATATTCTAAAACACATTGGATTGCCACAGAATGTCACAAAAGAACTTGATAAAGTGACTTTTGGAAGGTCTACAGTATCAAGTTCTCTTATTGACGAGATAATGAGAATATACGGAGTCGGAATATGACAGATTCATATATTTGGGAACATATGGTTGAACGGTTTGAAGAAGTTATCCGCGAATATGATGAGTCTATTGAAGAGCAGACCGGTGGACCTCATTCTTCAATTATTATTAAGCCAAATGAAACTGATACCAGGGATAAAGATGACCTCTGGTTTGAAATATTTCCTCTTCATTCACAACCGTATCAGCAGGAGCTAGGTACAAGTGGACGAAACAGGTGGCTTTTTGGATTGCAGATAAATATAAATGCACCAAGAACAGCAATTATCGGCACTAACGATATTGATAAGGCTTATGATTTTATCGCAAGCCATTTCAAACGTGGTGATATTTTTGACGGAATAAGAGTATTACAACAGCCAAATCGTTCTTCCGCGCGAATTGACGATGATACTTACTCCGTGCCTGTGACTGTAATGGTTCAGGCAGACTTGGACAATTAGGATAAGACTATGGCAATTAGAAACCCTACTTTTAACCTTAAGACAGGTGCTGATTCAGATCTGATTGTTTCTCGCGAAATTACTCAGACTACAGACCCTAACCTTGGCAAAATCAAGCGGAAGGAAGGAATTTTCCGTTTTCCTTACTTGACTCGCCGTACTGGAGATACCCTTACAGGTACAACTGAAAACATCGAATCAAACGAATTGAAACACGGAAGAACAAAGTCTGCTCCTCGTAAGGGAACAAGTTCTTCAAGTGGAGACATCAACTTCGAGTTCTCTTCTGAGACATTCGACGATATGATGGGATCTGCATTCCGTGGTAAGTGGAGACGCTGGAAAAGCGATACAAATTCTCCTTCAAACAAAAAGAAGAACGCTTATGCAGACGGTTACTTCGCTACCAAGTGTGCTTCAACTGCTGCCGGACGTAAGTTGATTTATGACGGAACAGGTACTGGAGATGGTGTCGGACTTGTTCACGTTGCAAACAACGGACAGGGCTTTATCGTTCACGAACTTAACTCAGAGACAGAGGATATCAAATATTCTTTGCTTCGTAAGTACGGCGGACAGACAGGCGAAGATTTGTGGCAGGAGTTTACTCACTGTGCAATCAACACTATGAACCTCTCTGTTGAGATTAACTCTATCATTACAGGTTCATTCGGAATTATGGGTACAAACAACCCTAAACTGATGAATTCTGATGAGGCATACAAGAACTTTGAAAGCCGTATGGCTGACATTGCAAATAACGATGACCTCAAAGATCGCGGTGTATTCAGCGACACAGCTACTTACGCTGTAGGTGATATGGTTGTTTATCCAACAGATGGTAAGTGCTATAAGTGCCATACAGCAGTAGCAACTGCCGGTGCTTGGACAGGTTCAACAAACTGGACTGTACTTGAATCTTATGAATATTTTGATTCAATTCCAGACCATGCAACAGACACAATGCAGTTTACTGCTCGTGAAGG